TTCTGGTGTCTTTGGTGGCTCTGTGTCCTTGACTTTAGCCATATGATGACACAACAGGACTGTAGCACCTGTTTCCGAAGCAACTTTAGCCATCAAACTCATCAGAGCAGCCCCTGCTGCGGGATCTGCATTAACATCAGCATGAACAAACGAAGCTAATGGATCAAATATAATGAGCTTCAGGTTTTTAATCTGCAATAATTGTTCGTAATACTTATCAAACTCCTCCCCACTATGATAGCTCTTGTCCGAACCTTGTTGCATAATAGGAAACACCCCACCATAATTAGGCAAAGGCACGATCTTCATATCATGCTCATAGTTAAACCTATCTCCCGAAGGATCAAGCCTAGTTACCCTTCTGTGGATTTCAGCTTCATCATCCTCTGCTGTAAAGATTACAGTATTACCGAACTCATTAACAACACCACCGAAAGATGTTTGCATAGGTTTCCCCGAAGCTATCTTCATAGCTAAATCTAATGTCATCATACCCTTACCAGAATCACCCGCAGCTGCGAATAAAGCAGGCACTCCCAGAGGCATAATGTTACCAATCAAGAACTTTTGTTCGGGTGCATTGTGGTCAAAACGAGATACTAATAGCGAATCATCCAGTAGATTGACAGACTTCTGTGCCTTATGTGAAGCGTCATTTAAGAACTCCCGAACATTAAAGTTTTCTGATATGGCATCAAAAGCATCCCACTTCTCAGGTTTCCCGATTGGTGGCGTTAACATAGTTACCGATTTAGCATTAGCTTGCAAAGACAACTGTTGTACAAGCTCTGCGACCCTCTTGCCCGATTTGTCATGGTCAGGCCATATAATAACTTCTTTGCCATTGAGGGGCGAAAAATCGTAGTTAGGAGCTGAATTTTTAGATAACATCCCCGCCCCACCCATATGACAGGTAGCAGTAAACCCCATTTGGTTAAGAGCATCTGCACACTTTTCACCTTCTACCCATATAATACGATCAGATGAAATGATATTCGGTATGTTATATAAAGGTCTAATTTCTGGCATTTTTGGTGTCGGATTGTTAGGAACATACTGCCTAAACTCCTTTTTAGGCTTCCCATGTGTATCTGTTATGATGTCACCATTGGCATCACGAACATTATATCTCCGAACAATTGCTATAGTTTCGCCATCAGCAGACAAATAAGTATGCTCACCATCATGGGGTGTATTGATGTCATATCGCTGTGTAAGTGCCTGATTAAATGGATTTGTTGGTGTATACCTCTCCGAATCCCGAACAATTACCTTATCCTCCCCTAGATATTGAGAGAAGTAATCCTTAACTTCTGGTAAGGTCATACCCCGACCCTCCATCATAATCTTTACAATACCACCTACACCTTCACCTCCATTAAAGTCTGTGCCTTGCATGAAGTGTGGACCGGGTGTTATGTCTATTTTTAATGAACTTCCCTCTTCACCTCGAAGTGAACCCAACATAAATTGGGTGCCTCTAATTTTACCATTCGGGTAAGTTTGTTTTAAAACATCTATCTGTACTGAAACAGGAACGCTTTCACTAATTTTATTGACTAATTCTGTAGGTGTAATCCCATATTTAGTCTTGTCAAATGATAGAACACGCATTATATTGTACCTTGTAACCTTTTTTACTTCATTGGGGTGATAACTCTTGCCTGTGTTGTCACCCTTTTTTATTGCCAACAAGTGTTTTGATATTCACACCATTTACAAGTCATGTAATCCCTATTGTGTGCTATTCTCGGTAACATACTAGAAGATTGTACTGACATAATAATATCAGCTGCTCGATCACTCATTTTTTGAGCTAAGTGTTTATCGAACTTAACAAGCTCATAGTATATCTCACTTGTGTTTTTGTTTACCACTGTAAATAGAGCTGGGTTCTCTGTTAGCTCCATATAAGCCTGATAGACAGCCACTTGAGCTGCATATGTAGCGTTTGTCTTAGCCATTCCATTTCTGCAAAACTCCCTGAATTTCTTCTCATTTGCACTCTTACACTCCCATAACATAGGATATTTAAGATCAACAGAACCTGAACTACCACATATGACACCATCAATGTGCCCTCTGATTTTACCATCAGCTATCGAAAATCCAAATTGTTCGCCATTTTTATCCTCCGTTCTTAAATCAAATCCACTCTGTCTTAACCAATCTGCCATTTGATCTTCTATTGAATGACCAAATTGAAAGATCCTAAGTGTTTGTGCTGAAAAATCTCTCTCTTCATCTATGTCTACTCCCATAAACCTGTATTGTATTTTTCTTGCACACTCTTCACCTAAAGAAGAACCACCTAAGTAATCCCTTCTTTTCTTTTGTTTATTAGCATTAACAATAGCTTTATCTACTGCTAATCCTATTTGATTAATCTCCTTAGAAGGGTATCCCTGCTGATGGAGACTTACGACCTGTCCAACTTTCATATATTTCTTCTAACTCCTTAATTTGCTCGACATTTGCCCCATACTTTATATTACCAGATTCTTGTATGGTGTAAATCAAAGCCATAACTTCAACAGCAGTTAGGTCTTTTAATTGTTTTTCCCAACCGATATTTTTACAGGCTGAAGCAAAACTTTTTATAGCATTTAAAGTTGGGCCGCCTTCTTCATATTCTATTTTTTCCATTAGTGATACGTAACCTTCTTATGATTGTCTTGCACAGCTTCATGCAAGATTGTGACTTCCATTTTAAGATCTTTGTTAATATAGACATTTGCATGACCATAAACGCAAACCCCACCCATTTCTGTTTCAAAATTTTTAATAACGTCATCAACATATTTATTAAGATTATCTTTATCTACCTTTGACATAGTGCAATTAGATTTTAATTCATGTTCCTTAATCGATTCATCTTTTTTCTGTTCATAAGGATTGTATAGTCCGATAATCATATTAACCTTTACATTATTTTTCATGTATTTCTCCTGCGATTGCTGAATATCCACAGATGTCAACCCATGAATCTTTTTTGGTTTCGTGCATTAATCTAGACATTTTTACTGCTATCATGCAAAGAATAACTTGCCTAACTGTTACTTCCTTTTCAAATATAACAGACCACATATCAGCTATTCTCTTATGATTGACATAAGCATCACCATAATCTTTCGCCCTGTCACCATTAACAAGTTGTTCGGCTTCCTTTAAAATATCTTCTCGCTTTGTCATATTAGATCCCATTTACTTTAACCATATTATCTATGTCAGATTTATTCCACAAATAATTTAGCCAACAAGTTCCTTTATACTTATTCCAAGATAAATCAAAGAAATTTACATTCATGCCATATTTATTAAGTTGATTGATTTGCTTTTCAGATAATCCATGATTTAACCATCTTTTTGATTTGTTAGCTGCACTTGAAGTTTCTATCTGACGTAGAAAATCATCAGCAGATGCCATACTTTGCTTCTTAGTTCCTATAGCTACAGTTCTTAATCTATCATTTCTTTTCTTAACTATTGCCATAGATGTATCGCCCATAGTAGCAATCAAACCAAATCCTTCAAATCCAGATGCCATCATCATATTACCATTACCTACCATATCAACCCAACGAAAAGGTGAGTTCTGCATAATATCTACCTCTGTCATCTCAAAATAAGCTAGAGATTCATCACTTTTTTCAGCGTTAAATACATGACCACACATAGGACATTCTCTTGCATTTAAAGGTAAAATAGAATGACATTTAGGGCAGTTCTTAGTAAGAGCTTCACTATCTCCATTCTTCTCGGTGCCATCTAAATTAATGGTTTCGTCTACAGAACCATGTGTAAGTATGCTTGTTCCAAAATCTAAAACTACACAATCTTTCTTAATAATATTTGGATAGATCTCTGGATCTATTGTTCTAAGACCTCTACCGATCATTTGCACCATTGTAGATTTATATGAACATGGTCTTGTAAGAACGATACAGGATACAGGTGGAGCATCAAAACCCTCTGTCAATACAGCCACATTAACAACAACCTGTATATCCCCAAACTCTAGTTCATGTAGAATATCCTTACGATCTTCTTTTGAAGTTTCTGATGTAACCATATTGGCTTTTATGCCCCTTGTTACAAACTCATGTAAAACATCTTGTGCATGAACGATTGTAGAGCAAAAAACAACTGTCTTTCTATCTTTTGCTTTATCCATCCATTCTTCTACAACCTTTTCATTAATGACTTTCTTATTCATAATGCTCTCTACTTGAGACATATCAAAGTCATCAACTGTTATTCTTACGTCAGATAGCTCTTGCTGAACACCTACATCAATCACAAAGGCTTTTACAGGAACCAAAAACCCTTCACGAATAAGCGTTGCTACCTCTATCTGGTGACAACAATTATCGAATATATCTCTCAAACCCTTTTTATCACCACGATTAGGTGTAGCAGTAAACCCTACAATCTCTGATTCGGGATTATCTAATCTAACTTTTTCTATAACTTTACGATACGTTCTTGCAACTGCATGATGACTTTCATCAATTACCAACATATCTATAGGATGTAATTTGTTAAGATTGTTATCCCTAGATAGTGTTTGCACCATTGAAAAGATGACATTACCATCCCAATCTTTGACAGTACCATCTACAATAGACGTTTTAATCTTAGGATTAACTCTAAGAAACTTAGTATTATTCTGTGCAACTAATTCATCTCTATGTTGCAGTATTAAAACATTTTTATTCTTTTTAAATCTTTCTCCTACTAAAGCTGACAACATAATTGTTTTGCCAGCCCCTGTAGGTGCAACGACAATAGTATTCTTATACTTGTCTAATGCTTGAGCTGCTGATGATACAGCTACCTCTTGATATGGCCTTAACATCATTCGTAACCTCTTTTATAATCTTTTTATTTAACCGACTTAACTCAACCCACCTAACCTAACGCAAACCAAACTCAACGAAACGTAACCGACTTAACAGAACCAAACGCTACGCAACTGAACCCAACTTTACATGACATAACCGACTCAACATGACTGAACATAACGCAACGCAACGCAACATAACAAAACGTAACCGACTTAACGGAACGCAACAAAACTGAACGCAACTAACCCGAACATAACGTAACCGACTTAACGCAACATAACGCAACGTAACGCAACTATACTGAACGTAACGAACCCAAACATAACCGACTTAAGCTGCCTCTTCCTTAATTGTTTTTGCTTTTAGCTCCTCAAGTATGCTATCTATTTCACTAATATTTACATTTAATAAAGAACAAGTTCCTAAATATCTTTTTTGCCAAGATTTTAAATCACGCAAAGCTTGTGCAGCTAATTCTGTCATTGTATCTGTTTCTTTAACATCAACCGATACGTAACCACCACCATTGGCTCTATTATTAATAGGAGAAATAAGTGATGGTACATCAACGACTTCAACTTTTAAGTTTTCTATTTTAGATGGTTCAGGTATTTCAGATATATTAATTTTAATTCTAAGACCTGTAACAAACTGTCTAGCCATACTTTCTCTATGTTTGTCTGCCATTTCTTCATCAGACGCACCAAAAAATAGATTATAAACTTTATGATCTGTTTGATTTCTTAACCAATCTACAAATTCGGAAGGAACATAAATGTTCCTCCCTGTTTTATTTAGATAGTCATCAATAATATCTTGCCTATCCTGTTTTGTAAAACGAAGTGACATTATGCAGCCCTCCTAATAACTTCTTCTTTATAAAAGTCATAAAGTTCTTGAGTTTCTGCATCATTTATAATGATGTCTTTCATTGCTTTTTCTTGAGCTTTTCTACCAATCTTGGTTCTAGTTTCCCAAACATCTTTAAATTGGTCATTACCCTCAAAATCAACAAGCCATGAGCCAAAGTTTCCTTTACCTTTTTCTTGTCGATTATCTCCAATACCACATATCATCCCTGCGTTCTGCAATAGTGACACAATAGAATGCTGAGAAAGTGTTGGAGTAATAAAGGTAATATCAACCTCTGCACACCATTCGTTGATAATAGCTCTGGTGCGAACATCAGGAGTTTTGTTCATATCACTAGACCTAACAACATCCATATAAAGCTTTGGTGTTCCCCAAATGGATATTTTCTGTTGAGGTAGAAAGATTAAACGATTAACAGATGTTTTATTAACACCTTCAGTTTCTAAAGCAGCCGTTGCCATAGCACCTTTCACACCAGAAGCAGGAAAGCCAATCAGAGTATCTCCATCAACCATTTTATGTATAGATGATCTAAATTCTAACTCTGGATTATGCTTAATTTCTTTCTTCTGTGCAGCCGTTTTACGACCAGCACCTATAAGCAAATCTCTTTTGGCTTTTTCTGCCATACGATTAAAAATAATCGGTGTTTGACCAATCATTCTTAAAGTTACTCTACCTTGCTTTAATGCATCAATAGTTACAGTTGTATTTGTATTTTTTTTAACCATTTTTCTCTCCCTTGATTAAAATAAATTGGTGAGGAGGTTTAGGGCACCACCCCTCCTCTCGGTGGCTTAGCAGGATCAAGGTGTCCTTGCCCTTGCTATTTCGCCCAATCAGGAACATTATTGCCTTGCATAGGACTTGGAGATGATACACTTGCCTGTGCATTATCCTGTGGCTGACTTGGTGCAGACACACTAGAAGCTATAAAATCCTTGCTTTCAGCAGTAATTGGAAATTTCAATACATTTTTATCTGCATATCCATTTGTTCCCTCTTGTATTCCTATTTTGGCACAAAACTCCAATCCATTCAGATCTTCAACACCTGATAGATTTCTTTTTGCCATAGCACTATCATCCATGTCGGATGGTTTAAGATTATTAGCACTATCAACAATACCTTTAATTGTTCTCATACCAATCTCTTGAGCATAAGGAACATTCCTTTCACTCATTTTATCACCATCAACAAAAATCTTATCCCAAAACTTTTGTTTATCATATTGACCACCAATGATAGTATATTCTATTTCAAGCCATTTTGCTTTTGTACTAGCACTTGATTTAAACCATTGACCTTTGCCAAACTGTTGTAATTCAAGATGACCACCTTGGAGTTTTAAAATTACACGACAGACAGTATTATCAGGAATTAATTCAAATTCTCTTCTACCATCATCTTTTACATCATTTAAATTAAGCATTATTAACCTCTTCTTTCTTAACTTCTGATTTAGGATCTACAAAATCTAACTTTCTTTCTTGTACAGATCCACCATTTAATTTTTTAAGTAAGTTACCCAAGTGTGGTTGTTCAAGTAAATCTAATCTACCTGATCTATCCTTGGCTGGGTATCCCCACTCATTTAGTGTTTGACAAACAAACGCCCGATAGGTCTTTTCATTACCTGTCATAATAGCCATAGTAATAACTTCATCTACTATGCCCGGTAATTCTCTGCCTGTTTTAGACCCCTCGATTTGCAACTCGTAAATAGTTCTGGAATAATCATCTATTCTCTCATCCAGAATACCTACAAAGATTACATTCTTATCTCTTATGTGCTGAAGGTGAGTCAACCAACTCATCATTTCCCTTCCGTGCATTCCATAAGCAGCTCTGGTATCAAGCTTACCTGATCTTTCTGATTTACATTCAGGTTGCTGAATACAATGTTGAAAGCACAATCGACCTGCCACTGTAATACTATCGACAAAAATCGTATCATACTTTGTTAATATACCATTTGGTTTACCAAATTGCTGAACAACATGGTCATAATGTGCTTGGCTATAGGCATGATCTTCAGCTAATGAAGGATTGGCACCCCCTAGATAACAGGCAAAATCCCTACACTCTACCCATGTTCTAGGTCTGATAACATCAATAGGCCAACCTTCAATAGCTGCATCCCCTGCCTCCAAGTCCATAAACAATGTTTTTTCTGAATCTAGGGTTCTAGCAAGTGTGGTTTTACCCACACCACTTTTACCCATGATTACAATTTTATGCCCTCTTTTTTCGGACATTCTTTCTTCAGCAGAAACTATTTGTAACCCCATAATTACTCCTCCCTATCTATAATAACACCACTTGTTTCAACAGTTCTTGCTCTTCTGAACACATCTTGCAATTCGGGTGGTGCTTCTTTAAAACGACTTTCTGCAATCGTTAAAGTTTTTTTAATGTAATGACTTGCAAGATCATCTCTTATTTCATTTGAGATACGATCTAATTCATCTGTATCCCAAGTGACTCTTTTTTTAAGAACGACTTTAGTTTTACAATTATCTTTT